GATCGACAAGCTTGAACTGGATGAGGGAGCGAGGCCGACCGTAGTAAGCGTCGTTGTAGTCAGTCAGTAACTCAGTTGCGAGTGTGCGCTCGGTACAGACCTTGTTGCCGCGGCGAAAGACCTTGGAGAGGCCATCACCGATTACGAGTGAATCTCTGAGGCAAAGCCTCGCGAGCTCCGGCACTTTGAGCCGGAAGAATTCACCCATAATGAAATTGTTCATGTTCGTCGCGAGATGACGCTCTTTATAGTGCCCCATGTCCGTGATGAACTTGGGCGAGGGCTTGTCTTGCGAGATCCTTGATACGAGCGTGTCCGAGCAGGAGTAACAGACGTTCGCGGTCGGGCGCCCGATCGGCATCTGTTGCGAGTTGTCCATCGTGCCGGTGTTGGCGAGATAGTTGTAAAGGGGTTTACCTGAATGAAGGCGCGTATAGATCGACGCCTGACGAATCCTGATTTGATGGGTCTTCTTCAGGAAGTTCGCGGTCGAGAGCAGCTGGTCGCGAAGATCCATGTCGTTCTGCGCGAGCCACCATTTGAATGAGCGGTTAGACTCGTCCCACTTCGACTTTGCCTTGGTCCTTACAACGATCTCTTTGGTGACGGGCTTTTCAGCCAGCGGTTGCTTTTTCGGCATCGCTCACCTGGGCTTTGGGAAGGGGGAAGAGTTCATCCACCAGCTGTTCGTCGCTGAGTTTCATGAGTTTGCGCACGGCCTCGAGGCGATGCGGAATGTCCACGTCTTTTGGAAGGATCGATTCGGATGGAGGGACGCCGGCGCCGGTGGTGGAGTCCGGCGCCGGCGGAACGTTGGGGGTAGGCGGCTCTGGGGGAGGGCCACCGACAGTCATTCTCGGCGCGGTGGTGGGCTCGCCGAGCTCAACTTCGAAATCAGCGCAGCGGAATCGCTTCACGCCGCAGGCTCGCAAGGTAGACACAATGTCTTTGACCTGCTTGAGCTTCATGTTCAACCGATCGAGAGGCCAGTTAGGATCCGGCCGACTCGGGCCATCTTCTTCTTGAGATCCGACTTGTCCTGGCTTGTGCCGGAAATCTGTTCGTCCGCGGGATCCGACGGGGCCGAACTCTTGTCCGGCATCGGCTTCATGGTTTCTTGCCACTGCGCGGTCTGCTTGTTGAGGAGCACGTTGCCGGCGTTCATTTGCGGTGCGGCCGCGGTATCGACCATAGCTTCGACGCCGCCCTCTTTCAGTTTTTTTCGTTTCGCGCGGATGGCTTCGGATAGGGCCTTGGCTGACATCATGCTTTTACTCCATGAGACTGAGACAAATAGCCCGGAGCGAATCGAGGATGGCTTTTTTGTCCTTCCTCTCCCAGGCATCGATCATTTCTTGGGTCGCCATATCAAGGAGCTCGTCGTCCACTTGCTCGGGCGGGATTGGCTTTTCGACATAGCCTGCTTCTTTCGCAGGCGTGTCTTTGATTTCAGTTTCGAAGGGATCCGCGAGCGGCTTTTGGTCACTGGACATCAGGCATCTCCTCGTTTCTGAACGAGTCGACGAGTGCGACCAGCACCTCGCGGAGCTTCTGGTGATTCTTGCGCTCGAGCGCCATAAGGAGCTCGTCTACCAAATGGTCCTGGAGTTTATCGTCGTGGCTCGCGTTCACCACGCGTTCTTCCGGCTCCTTGGACATGGGCCAGCGGGACTCCGAGGACTGCAGAAAAGGGAGCTTCATAAAGCTGTCCCTTTGGTTCGGATGTGTTAAATTGAGGCAGTGAGGGACTTCGGCGATCTCAACAAACTAGTCAAATTCGCGCGGGACAATGCCGTCTCCGTATCCATCAACTACTCAGAAGCCGGCGATGAGATGGAAATTGAAGTCATCTCTGCTTCCAAGGACGAATGTTATATCGAAAAGCGGATAATTGATGTGGATTGGTTTATCGACAAATGGAAGCATATTACAGAGTTGAGAAGGAGCTATGAATGATCGAACTAAGTAGCTCAACGTGGAATTTTGACCACGCCGCGATCGGCACTGATTTCTTTAAGGAGTTTTACCGTCTCCTCTAGCTGTTTCCTGAGTTGCTCTCCACCACTCTTCCACCACGGATATGTTTGCGCCTTGATTCCGAAAAACGTGTCCGCCTTATCGACAAGCGGACAACTCGTTCCGCCTTGGCTCGTCGGCCCAGTAAATCCTCCGGATTGATTGTTGCTCTGACTGCCCACATGCTGCTGTCCTGGCCTGTGGAAATGCGCGGCCAGGTGTATACCGCTGCATTTGATTTCTTTAAGGCCTTGCGTTCTCATCGGGTTTCCTACCCACAAGTCGGACTTTCGATTTATGCAACAGAATTCCCATGAATCGCCCCAACTATTCTCAATCCAAATTTCCCATGGTCCGGATGGAACGGCCGCCGGCGGCGGACTGGATGGCACTGGCGCCGTGGTTGGCGATGGGCTTGATGGAAATGCCCGTCCACTCATGGGAACGCCTGCATCAGCTTCGGGCTTCGGATCGCTCGGCCACAATCTGGTTTTGATCATGCGCTCCCCTTCTTGCCTTGCTCATCGGAATCATCTGGAAAAATCTCAAATCCCCGTTCGCGCAGCTTCTCGCAGATCGCTTCCATTGCGGCCATCGCGACGGCGGGCGGGATTTTCCTTGCCTCGCAGAATGATGAAATGTCGTAAGCGGCTTTATTAACCTCGGCCGGGCTCAGCGTAACAAATTTTCCGGCTAGAGCGGAGGCAGGTTTCCCACTCATTTTGGCCCCAGATAGCGATGGACCACGTCAAAGACGACGATCACCCAAATAATGTAGAGCCAAACGAAGAATACACGCTGGTAATTGCGGAGGGCCTTGAGGTCCTCAGTGACCGCGACCGCCCAGTCATATAGGGCTGCCGGCATTTGCACTACGGTTTTACCATCCGGTGATCCGGTCACCACTTGTTCCAGTCCGGGATCCCCTTCTTGTCTTTGTTCCATGTGCCGAACTGCCCCTTTCCGTCGCGAAGCTCCTTCTCTCTTTGTACCTGTTCCACGGCCGCTTTTAAATGCTGATCTTCTAAGTGCTTATCCCATTCGGGAGTTCCGGGCTTTGGTCCTTCCGCCGGCGGTTCGTAGGCATAGGACGGCGACTCTTTGAATGCGTAAATGACAGCGTCGATGATGTCCGAGTGCGGTTCCTTTTTGAGAACAATCTTGTCTGGCGTCGATTTATCCCAGTCAATCTGGACCAGGTATGAATCGCCGGCGAACTTGGTGTCGGACTTCGCCTTGAGGACGCCCATCCTTAGCGCATCGTTCAGAATTTCGGCGCTTTCCATTTTTCTGGTCCGGTCTGCGGCCTCAAGCGGGATTCCATAGCGGTTTTTGAGTTCTTCTGCGATCTTCTTGCCTAAGCCTCCGGTGTCGATCACCATCTTATGGAAGTCGTAGCTTTTTTGTAGAGTTTGAATGTTTACGCGAAGGCTGGTGATGTCCTGCTTCGACACGACTTTTTCTTCGACAAGATAGGTTTCAGGCACCTCGTCCGACCAGGCGAGCACCGCAAAGGCGTCCGCATCCCTATAACCAATGTCGATCCCGAGGATGTAGTGCCACCGCTTAACCTGCGGCGGGAGTTCGGTGAAGTGATTGACGCTCGGGTGGTACTTGATCCAAAGCGTTTCGAGGTCCACGATCCATTGGTTGTAATACTCGCGGAGAAGTGTTGGATGATTGTCCGGCCACTTCCGGCGCTCCTTAAGCCGCGAGATGAACCCGGCTGGATCCGGGAGGTAGACATTGTCAAAGAGCGTCCATTCGTGATGCGAATACCCGTGCTTTCGTTCTTTGGTGGTTTGGAAAAAGTAGCCCGCGGGCACCGGCCCAGGCGTTCCGCAAAGAGCCAGCCAGGGATCCGGGTAGTCGATCATCATCGGCGTCATCACGTCATCGATCAGATAAGCCAGATGCTTGGGCGCAAACTCCTGCGCTTCATCGATTCCGATCCCTGGCGATTTCTTCCCACGTAGGCGACGCACGAAGTTCTTCATGTCAGCGCCGAAAAGCTTTAACTTCCCGCCGCCAGGGTGCTCGACCGTCAGCCTTGAGGGTTTGAATTTGTAGCCTAGTTTGTATTTGTCATCGAGCTCCTCGAGCACGGGCCACATAATGTCACGCGCGCTATCACCCGTGAGAGCCAGGTAAATGCAAGTGGCGCCCGAGTATTTCGCCATGGTCTTATCGTAGCGAATTGCAAGGCCTGTGGATTTTCCTGAGCGCCTCGAGCACTGAGCATCGATGAACGTCGACTGGTCTAGAATGAACGCATTTTGTTTTGTGAACCTGAGATCAAGTTCAACCGGGCGGAGAACTGCCGGAGCTTTCGGCGCCTCCGGCGGGAGACTGAAGTTTCTCTTCGCACGAAGACGCCGGGCCAAAATGCGCTCGGCGATCTTCCTGTCCATTTTGTCCTATCAGATCGTGGTGTCAGCCACGTTCGCGAGAGGAATGATCTTATATTTGCCTTCTTGATTAGTCAGGAGGCCATGTGGCGTGTACCACATCTTTGCCCTCCGGGAAGCCTTATTGCTGTCCTCGTAGAAGTTGAATTCCGGCGTGTTACCTAGCTGGGAGTTCACCGCTTTATGAAAGCTTGCGAACTTTACCGGAATCCCGATCTCGATCAACTCTTCGATCAGCTTCATCGTTCGCTCTTCTAACTTGGGCGCTTGTTTCTTCTTCGGCGCGGCCGCGGGAGCCTGCGCCTTCTGGCTGATTTTGTTTTCCGTGTTCTCCATGATTCTCCTTCGCCTTGGCTTTCAAGGCATTCACATATGTTTGGTGGTTCCTCTGTTCCGTCGCGCGCTGGATCTTTTTCGCCATGCGTTCGCCGTCAAGCTTGAATCGGCCCATCAGTCCGCCTTTAAGAGCCAGCCGCGCTTCTGCGCAATGACCGCCCCAACCTTCGTAATTGAATAAGTACAAGTCTTCGTGCCTTGCGGAACAAGGAGGTTCGCGATCCCTTTGTTGCGATAGTCGGATTTGACAAAGACCCAGTTAAGGTGATCTCCGGCAAAAACGGCGAAACCAATAATCGTATGTGGGTCGTCGGATAGGCACGCAATTCGAACATTGGACTTTCGAAGGATCCACCGGATTTCGGTGGTCTTCTTCCGGAAGAACTTCCTCGCTTCCGCCGGCTTCTCGATTTCGTCTTTCCTGTTGAGCGCTCCGTAATAGGCTCCATTCCGCCAGGTTGCATAAATGATCGGCTGGTCCGTATCAGGATGAAAATCGCGAACGATCACGCTCGCTTGCTCTAGGCTACTTCCATCCACTGTCGGGCTTTCACCAGGGTCAAGTGGACGCTTTTCTTCCCGCATTTGAGTTTCTCCGCAATCTTCCTCTCGGAGAGGCCCCCGCGGTGGAGCTCGAGCAGGCGCTTGATCTTCCGCGGAGTAAGTTTGTTATTCCAATGCTGAGCGATGAGCGCGCAGATCTCATGGAACGACGGCGAATTGATGAACGCGCTGATCTTTTCGTCATAGGCCTTTCGCTGCCCCTGGCGGATCCGCGACCTTTCAGAGCAGAACTTTCGCGAATGCCACTGCTTCAGTGGGCGTTCCGGGTTCGCCGTGTCTTCGATATCCACAAACCCGGATTTCGCCAGCTTCTGGTACCACTCGCGCTCGAGCTCCCCGAATGGCTTAGGAGGTTTGCTCTTTGTTTTCATCGGTGGCCGGCGGCGTTTCTTCCGTCCCCTTGACGGAGTATTTCCGCGCGGCCTTGCGCTGACGTTTTTCCTCGGCCTTCGCCTTCTTCTCGGCGATGGCTTCCTTCTCCGCTTCGTAGGTGAGCTTTTTAATCTCGTCCTGGCGCTTTTGTTTGATTTCCTGATCGATGGTCCACGTGAGGGCATTCGACCATTGCTTAAACATCAGTTTCGCGATCACTGACAGCTTCACCGTGTCCACGGTCTTCTCTATGTGGTGCACGTAGCCCGCGAAGGCCGAACGAACGTTGTCTTCCAGGGGGATTGCCGGTTTGAAAACGTTCGACGCGCGTACGAGAAGCGCTTCAAAGCCAGCGCGAGTGAGTGGGAGCGGGACTTCGGCATCGTCCGCCGCTTTTTGATACATTTCCGCTTCGCCGCGGTCCGAGTCGAACAGCTCCTTCGCGGTCTCGCTGATTTTGAGTTTGGATCCAGGCGCGGAATCCACCGCCCCCGGCGTTTTGGTTTCAATGGCTTTTTCTTCGCTCATGATTTCTCCTTTTTCGCAATTTCTGCGAGTTCTTCGTCGGTTAGATTGTCGAGATTGTCTTCTTCTTGCTGCTTGAGAACTTTGACCAATTTGAGATAGGCGACGAGGCTCTTCGCGTCGGTTTCACCGAGCCCGTCATCATAGGAGAGGTCCATGAGCCTAGTGGCTTCGCGACCAAGGACGATAAGAAATTGCTGTCCGATTTTGTCCAGAGACACGCTTTTCAAACGGCGCGCAGGGTGCTTGTTTGTCCGTTTTTCTACTTGTTCTTCTTCCAAATGCGCCTCTTTAAAGGGGCCCGTGGGCGGAAAGGGAAAAACCGCCCGGCCGGGCCTAGAACCGCGTGCGTTTAAAGTGTCGGCGGCTGCGGGCGGATCTTTAAGTCTGGTTTATCTGTCGATTTTGTTTACGGCTCAGCAGACTAAGCCGAGAGCTTCGGCATATAAAAAGTCGGATTCCGCGATCGGGAGTTCGAATTTTCTGAGTAAATGCATTGCCAGAACCACGGCTTCATTATCGTCCATGGTGGCGATTCGGATCTCGCGGCCTTCATCCGTCGTTATCGCGGCCGGCTTTCCTTCCGGAAAGTGGCATTCCCAATTGAAATAACCGATCCACTGGCGCGCGCACGCCGGATGTGTCAAGACCAGCCAAAGATCAACGTCCTCTTTCCTTGCTGGAGCCATTTTAAACCGCCCGGATCTCATCCGTGATCCCCGGGCGATCCCCCGCTGTCTCCAATT